CCTTTAAGAACCTTCAAGTCAAATGGTTTAGATGCATAAACTTTTGCGTCAGATTTGCCACCGTAGTATTCCCATTTCTGACGATACATACGTTGATAGTCTCCATTGTGTTTTTGCAACAACAATTGAAACTTTGACCTGTGGTCAAGGTATTTTGATTTTATTTTTTGGTTGGTAAGGGATTCAGACGCTAAGTCTTCTTGATTAGTAATCACAAGATCATTTCTAGCTTCTTCTTTCAATTGGTCTAAATTCATTATATTATTTCTCTTCAAAAATGAGCAGAGTCGATGTACTCTCTGAGTATATCTTGACTTTCTATGAAGTCTTAAATGTAGTTTGCTAAAGCGTTATCTTTTCTGCTCGGTTATATTTATAAAGTTTTTACTTCGTATATTTTGTACGCAAACTCAGCGCTTACAATTAAATTATCAACATCAGTTGCAGATTGTGTATAATCTAATGCACCCAATGATATTGGAAAAATATCTTCAAAACTAATCTCTACGATAGGATTATTTTTATTAGACAATATCATAAGGTTTGCATCAGAATACATTGACTTGTCTGGTGTTGCATTTCCTACATCTCCAATATCTGAACTGGTTGATCTTTGACTTGCAGGCGTAGTTGATGTTACATCTCTATGTGTTGTAAATTGGCCCCTGTTCTTAGGAAACCCAATCCCTGTTATCCAATTATGTAAAGATAGATAGTTTTCTAGATACTCATCTACAATAAAAGATATTGAAAGATTTTCATATTCAAGTTTATCTCCCATTGTAGGTATATTTTTAAATGGTGTATTTAAAATTGCTGGCGTGCCAGATATGCCTGGCACGTTAGCACTAACAGTAAAAAATTCAACTTTAGGAAGCTGAAGTATACCAAACTTAAACTGAGTTGGACTTGCGTAGTCTAACTTGTCTGGTTGTCTATCTAGTGGGGATTGAGATGTTGCCATAGTTAACGATTATGAATATACATTGTTACTTCAAATCCAAATCTAACATCTTGATAAGTTGGTTTTGTCCATTGCATAATACCTCTCCTTATTAATACTACTATTTATAACAAAAAAAAGGGGGAACTAATGTTCCCCCTTCGTACCATATTACAATGGTTTTAGACAGCGCGAAGTGCCTGATAACCAGCCGCAATCACTGACCGTGGCGCAGTACCTAAACGATACTTGTTATAGGTCTGTCCATCAAATGAACTCACTCGCTTGTTGAGGAAAATGGGGTATCCCTCAGTGCGTAGTTTGCTCATCACTGCTCGAACATTCTTTACACCATATCGTGATGTAATTTGTTTTGCAGTAAGTTCTGTACCACTCATAAGTGCGTTAAGAACCTTCTCAGTTTTAGTAATAGTAGTCATTATATAATTTCTCCTTGTCATGACATTAACAATCGAGGTTTTCCCCGATTGATGTAATACTATAACACGTTATATGATATAATGTCAATACCCTTTTTAAATAAAAGCTAAAAAAAAGGGGTCTGAAAGACCCCTTCTTAATATTAGGTTGGTTGACCCAACTCTTATGTTTATTACATAAGGTTTGTGACTTTAACCCTTCGATACCAAGCATTAGTGTTTGCATCAAGAGAAGCATCAGTGTTAACTGTGTCTCCAGCTGCAACCGCACCAGCGGCAGCGAATGGATTAGCTGCAAGACCATAACGTGTCTTGAAACCAATCTTAGGTTGGAAAGAACTTTCACCAACCGCACGAACCATCTGTAGTGGAACGTATGGGCAGTAGAAAAATCCAGCGTCATAAGGGGAAGTACCCTTGTAACCAACAACATAGTACTGCGATGCAGCTACGTTAGCAGCATATGGATCAACATATACTTTGTAACGTCCGTTCATAACACCAGCGAATGTGGTAGTTGTGTCGTCTACGTTTAAGTTGTTTGATAGAGCAGGAGTGTAATCAAGTACACCTGCCATCTGAAGTGCAGAAGCAACATCAGCTGAACAGATAATCATGTTACCTTTCCCTCTACGAGTCTGTTGACCAATCGCATTGGCATCACGTTCGATTGCGAACATTAAACCTTTGAATTTCTCAACTGACCAACGACCGTTTGAATCTGTATCAAGGTCGAATATACCAGCAGTAGTTGTGTTAACTTGAGCACCCTTAACCGCAGTTACATACAATGAGCGAATTACTTCACGATTGATTTCTGCGAGGATTTCAGAACTTAGGATATTAGAAAGTTCTGTCTCTGCGTCAAGACCATGAATTGCTTTAAGGTCTTGTGCGAGTTCCATTGTGTACTCAGCTTTTAACGCACGACTAACAGCAGTCACAGTTGACTTCTCGATTGAAAATGCCATCTGAGCAAATCCGTTGTCAGAACTGTCACCTAATGCTTCTGCCTGAGCAGTAGTCATACCTGTTGCAGAAACGTATGTTCCAGCAGAAGGACTGTCGTTAAGGACAGCAGGGTTAGTTTCTGTTGATCCAACATCACCACCACCGATATCACCGGCAGAGTTCTGGTTAGATGCACCAGTTTGGCCAGGCATTGCCTCGTCAACAAGTGCTTCTGCACCATCTTGTGAAAGGAAAGATGAACGCATTGCAAAGATAAGACCAGTAGGCCCTGTCATTGGTTGTACACCACATACGTCATATGCAATCAAGTTAGGCATTGCACGCCGTACGAGTGATATTAAAATTGGATCCCATGTATCGAATTGTCCACCACCAGTACTGTTGACTGGCGCTGTTTCTCCGAGGAAACCTCTATCTTCTTTTAAAGCTTTTTCTTGGTTCTCTAAGATGAGAGTAGTAACTGCCCGCTTATAAGGATCGGCGATCTCAGGAAGATCGGGATGCTCTAGGACTGGCTGCCACTTTTCTTGTAGATGTTCTGTCTGAAACATTTGTTTCTCCTTTAATTAATATACATCTGTTTAATATAATTTACGCACTTGCCTTTTGATTACGACTGATTGCCGACAAATAAGCGTTCATCGCATCTGTCGTATCAATGTCCTTAGCAGTGCTACCATCTTCATCATCAAAAGTCTGTTCGACTACAGTATTTTTAGGAAAGTAACTTTCCTTCAAAGTATTCAGTTTTTCTCGAAATGATTCCTCATCTGCAAAATCAACGTCTTCTGTAAGTCCTTTGAACTTCTCAATTTCTGTGTCGGCTAAATCTTCGGAAACCTCAGATATAACCTGTTCACGAACTAGTTTAGAGTTTGAATTAACCAACTCAACTGATTTCTCAATTGACTCGTTTAACTTATCTTCTAATTCGGAAATTCTTTCAGATTGTGCTTCAAGAACGTCATACTTCTCGTTAGGCACATCAATATAGTGATCTTCAAACAACTGTTTCAGTCCAGAGATAAAGTCTTCTGCAATTTCGCCCTTTAAACCGCGCTCTATTGCTAACTCGTTCTCTTTAGTCCATTCCTCTACAACGTAGTTGAGATAAGTATCAACTTTCTCTGTAAGTTCTTCTTTGAAAGTCTCTATTTCAGTTTCTTTCTCAGAACCAACTTCTTCATGAATACGTTCAATTTCTGAACGTACTTTAGATTTAACTGCAGCTTCAAATATTGTAGCTGCCTTAACCTTGAAGTCTTCAGAAAGACTGTCATCAGCGTTCATCAAAGCTTGTACATCTTCTTTTACGTTGATGTCTTTGATTCGTGCTTCAACTGCTTCTGCTTTTTCTAATTCTTCTTCAGTAGGTTCTGCTTTTTCTGCTTGCATCGCGGCCATGATGTTTTCATACTGAGATTTTAAATCTCCAGCCTTCATCATTTCCATCTTGTTAACCATTGCTTGCAACATTTCTTTCTTAGTCTTAGGCATTTCCATTTCTGAAATAACCTCTTCACCTTCTGGTTCGTGACTAGCTGCTAGTTTTTCTGGTTTGTCTGCCTTGCCTGCACCTTTTTGTTGTGCATCACCTTTAACTTCTTTTGCTTTCTTAGATGCAACGTCTGTTGGAGAAGATTTAGCTTCAGGGTCAACTACTGCCGCCCCTCCGTCTTCTACTTCACCGCCAGGTGTGACTGCATCAATTTTTTCAGCTTTCGCGGAAGGAGCAGCACCGTCAGTAGGCTGTTTAGATGCCTCTTCTAGTTCTGCAAGTACTTCGACTTCCAGCTCTTCAATTGTTTTATCTAATTCGGACATAGGGTGTCTCCTTACCTTTTCTGTATTTATATTTATAAATTATAAACTTTTGAGGAACTTTGCAAATTCCAAAGCTTCCTGTGCGTGGTTTCTCTTTTCTTCAACCACATCAAATTGTTGTTTCAAGTCCTCTAACTCCGCTTCTAAAAGTGCGCCATGTTTCCAAACCCACTCTTTACCTTCCATAATACCTTCTACGAAAGCATTTGGTGCGGAAGGATCAGCAACAATATCTGCGGCTGTTGCAAGATAAAAATCGTCACGAACATAGTTCGCACCATTTTTTTGATTTAAACTACCCATTCCTCTAGAGGAAACACCTAGTTTTGCACCTTCATCCATAAGACTTTTAACAATCTCACCCATAGGAGTTGACATTATTTTTGCCTCACCGATAAAATTTTTACCATCTGGTGTCAAAGAAGTAATCATATGTGATACACGTTCTAGATTGACCGTTGGGCCATCAGGGTGTCCTAGTTCACCATATGCACGATTCTCTTTGATAAAATTCTTGTTGTATTTTGATACTTCATTTTGAAGTACTTCCATAGGATACACGCGACCGTTACGATTTTTAATGTCAGCCTGCATAAAGATACCACGAATTTTATAAGACTTTTTACCATCATCTTTTTCTTCACAGATGTACTCTACATCGTGGTCTACTGCTTCTGAAAATAATTTTACTGTATTCATATCCTTATCCTTTATGTGATGTTATCAAAACCAGATACTTTTCTAAACCTTACAATGATTGTTCCTACTGACGTACCATGTGTAGCAAGAACATCACCAGTTATACCAGAACCAGCATTGTTTGCAAGTGATGGAGCGCCATCACCAAATCCGTATGAACCACTACCATTACAGGTAAAACATACAACATTTGTTGTTGCATCCCATAAAATTTGAGTTGTTGCAGCTACTGACCATTCTATACCGCTAATACTCATTCTTGGATCGGTTGCAGCACCAGCCAACTCTGATGCATCTGCGATGCTACCAGCAGTTGTAGTTCCAGTTGTTGTTACTTTAACAACATGCTCAAAGTCACTATCGACTAATGTTTGTAATACTACGGCCATTTTATGCTCCTATACTGCCTAGAATGATAACATTTCCTTCTCAAAATAATTCATA